TCTGCCACTGATCACATAATACTTACCTTCAAAACAGATGACATCTACAGTTTCGCCCCCTACAAAAAGTTTAGACTTACCTGCATAGATGTCATATTTCATTTCAACATTTACACTCGAATCCGAAATGGAAAAATCCGAGCTACTTTCTTGATTTGTGTTTCCGAGTCATTTATCGAATCGTGCTTAAACTCATACACACGATTAGGGTCCCCTGCGAGATATATAAATCTCCAAATATCATGCAAAGCCTACAATTATGACGCGGGTATGTCAAAACTGTGGTAACCAAATACATGAAAGCCCACTTCAACTATACGCTGGAACCCCAGGGGACAACCGGGGCGGCATTTAAGGCTGCTCCGCACCTAAATATGACTTCCTCCATTTCCCAACCATATCGTCATACGTACTATCCAGCATAGTACACATATGGCTGATGTTTGCTCTTCGAGCCACTTGAATTAATTCTTGCCGACGCTTCTCATAAACATCCTCGCCATGGCTAAACCACTCACGAAGAGCACCATCTATGTTCATCGCACTACATTCATTTTCCGTTAACGGGTGACCCTGCGGATATAAATGCATGTGCAAAGATTTGAACACAGACTTGTCAACTAAAGCGCCCAGATGCACGCCCAATTTTGGGTGGTGGACTGTTTTGCGTTTTAAAAATTCAAACTCATCGAAGGGCAAAAAGTCAGTCAATTTACTACCTTTATCTGGCATAGTGTAAATTTGACCATACTGCCCCAAAAATTCAGATAAATTTTTGATTGTAAACTTATCCTCCTCTGGGTGAACAGAACCAATGTTATCATCTCCGTACGTGATGACATTGACACGTTCACGAAATAGCGGAGGATTGTCGTGCACATTGTAATAAAAACATCTCATTCCCAAACTACCAACAATGCCGTTCAAAACGACTGTTAAAGAATTTCCACTAATGTGTGAACCTCTTGTAAGTCCAATTAGAACGCCATCAAAAGCAATTACGGAATAAACAATGTCTCCAACCATGGCACGCATGACATTCAAATCTTCATCTGAATATTTGCACTCACTCGCCAAATCAATCAAGATTCGCAGTGATGCAATCAACAATTGTGATGGAATCTTCTGGTCATAACTACCATAATCTCCACCAACAATTCTCTCTTTACCGTATTT